GAAGAGGAAGAGGAAGAGGAAGAGGAAGAAGAGACTCTGATGATACCACCCAGAGGGAAACCCAAAGGTGTCAAGACATCGGTCAAGGCGGAAGTTCGGATGATTGAAACATTACCACCAGGGATTGTAAAGAAGGAGGGATACATTGGCTACTCTCATATTTAAAGTATTCCCCTGTACGTTCCGGCGATATAGTAGACATTCTCGAATCCAAGTTCCTCTAATTTCTCTGCCGCAAATCTGGCCCTTTGTCCAGTGTTGCAGTAGACGAGTAAACCCTTCTTGGGAAGTTCTGTGGTGGTCTTTTCATTGATCTTGTCCACAGGGATATGAAGTGCTTTGGGGTAGTGTCCTGCACGATACTCAGTGATGGTGCGAACGTCGATGACCTTCTTTATCTTACCCTCCTTGATGAGCCTTCTAGCTTCGGAGGCGGACACGAGGTTCTGTCCCATATAAGTGTACGCGAGGGCACCAGTGAGGGCACCGGCTATGATAAGTGGTATCATTTAGTATTTGTGGGGATTTTAACTTCGACATGTTCCATCTCGAAACAGCATTGTGCGTGACCATCATAAGTTCTCTTACACGCTTTACAGTAATAAAGAATAGGAGCTTCCATAATATAAATGGCACTTGGAAAAAAACAGGAAGTCTCTACTCGTCTGACACCCGATGAAATGGCTAAGCGTTCGATGGATTTTCGTATTGCCGCGATGGAAGAGGCACTTAAGGGTGAAAAGGTTCGATACAAGTCTAACTGTGACTCGGATAAGTTCAAGGATTTCCTTGAGGACCGACTCACAATTTGGGAGGGAGAAAAGGACAAGACCTTCCATGGGAAGGGAATGTATGAAAAGACGAAAACTTTGATTGACAATTGGAATTAATTACCGAAAGCGACACCAGCCATACCATTCTTCACGCGGAGAATGTTATAGTTGACCGCATAGACACGGTGGAGCTGGTTACCACCCGAGGGGTTGGTGAGGGTGAGCTTAGCGTTATCGATACGAGAGAAGTTAAGCGACCCAGTGGGCTGCATCTTGCTCATGGTCAGACAGAAAGGCCACGAGAAGGTGGGCAGATCCTCGAGAATATCATCGGGGAGGTCGGTGCAGTGCATTTCGGGAACGACGGTATGGTGGTACACGTTCGAAGTGTCCTCGAAGAGGGGGACACCGTTGATGTAAAGGGAAGTTTTATCGAATGTGAACTCGGAATCCCAGTCATTACCAGCGGTCGTGTTACCAGAGACGAGGTGAAGCGACTTGACGGGGTGGTTGAAGTAGCTAAGATCAATCTCGGTGTCGGTGCTAGAAGCGGGTTGGTATTGGGTTTGGGTAATGAGAATCTCGTGTTCCTTGTCGGTGAAGAACTTACGTTCCTCTGTATCGAGGTACACATAGTTTCCGAATACCTTGGGAGTACCGACAGGGGTGTAACCATCACGGCACTTGATGCGAATCTCCACATCGTGGTACTGGAGCGCAACGAGAGGGAGCGACTTGGTCCAATCCTCACCGAAGAAGAAAGGGATCATGTAGTGGTCACCACCGTGGTTAGACTTTAGGGTAGAAGTTGTAGCAGCCATCGACGCCTTCGCAGTGGTGTCACGCATGAGGGGGTTGTGTACACCCTGAACGAAGAGAGAATCAAGTTGGGAAACCAACTGTCCACCAATCCAGAGTTGGAACTCAGTGGGCTTAGAAGCGGTAGAAGAGAACAGACCGTTGGGGTTGTTCTGTACATTGGAAACGAGAGTGTCTTCGATCCAAATGTAGCTCATGAGATCACCCTTAGAGCGAATAGGGACGGTGATTTCGTTGTTCGCACCGAAGGTACCGATGTAATCCATACGCTCAGGCTTCATAGCGAAGTTGGTGTAACGTTTGTAGTTCTGGCGGAAGAAGCTGACCTGGGGTTCGCCCGTGATGTAGACATCCTGGGCACCCACCGACACAAGCTCAATTAAAGCGGCAGACATTTATTAGTAATTGATATTAAAAATTTGGCTCATAGTATACATATGGTGGTTTTCCAGGCTTTGACATGGGAACCTAGAGACACAGAAGAAGAACACCATGTCAGTATATTTGGGAAGACTGAGGATGGCAAATCGGTTTGTGTGACTACATCATTCAATCCATACTTCTTCATAAAACTTTCATTTGGGACGTCACAACAAACAGTCAATGAAATCTATAATCTCCTGTGTAGGAAATGTCCCGAATGTGTCACTTCATATTCTATGGCCAAGTCCAAAGATGTTTGGGGATTTCAAAACAATGAACAGTTCTTTTTTATGAAGATCAACTTTACGAATCTTGCAGCCCGTCGTCGTGTTGATGGGTTTTTGAGAAGACCTGTCGACCTTTCTTCTGGAACAAAAGTGTTGAAAGTGTATGAGTCTAACCTCGATCCAGTTCTTCGCCTGATGCATCGAACTGGTATTCAATCAACTGGTTGGATCGATACTGGTGACAAGTGTGTGAGATCGCATCTCGCCAAGGTGGACATAGATCTATGGTGTAACGAGTGGTCTTCTCTGAAGCCAGTGGATCGGGATGATATTGCCCCATTCGTTGTGGGATCATTTGATATTGAGTGTAACAGTTCCACGGGTAAGTTTCCAGATGCAGAGGTTCCTGGTGATGCTTGTTTTCAAATTGCAATTTCTCTCTGTAAGTTTGGAACTGATGAACCATATGAAAAGGTATGTTTATGTTACAAGAAGACAGAAGGTCCTGATGTCATAAGTTTTGAGACTGAACGGGAAATGCTCGAAGCGTTTCATAAGTATCTACACGATAAGAACATTGATATCATCACTGGTTGGAATATTTTCGGTTTCGATCTTGAGTATATTTACAAACGAGCTCGTTATTGTGGATGCAACCCAAACTTTTTCAAACTTGGTCGATTGAATGATGAATCTTGTCAACTTACTCTAAAAAAATTGAGTTCAAGTGCTTTGGGGGATAACTTCTTGAAATTACTTCCGATGTCTGGACGATTTATTTTCGATATGTTCCATGAAGTTAAGAAGGGATACAAATTGGATTCGTACAGTTTGAACAATGTTTCAAAGTTGTATCTCGATGACCAAAAGATTGATATGTCCCCTAAAGAAATGTTTGCTCGCTACAAAGAGGGTGATCCTGTAAAGTTGGGTGAAGTTGCTGAGTATTGTATTAAGGATACTTTACTTCCACACAAACTCTTGAAGAAGTTGTGTACACTCCTCAACCTCCTGGAGATGGCTAAAGCTACTTGGGTACCTCTATGTTTCCTAGTTGAGCGCGGTCAACAGATTAAGGTATTTAGTCAGCTCACGAAGAAGGCTCGAGAGCTGGGTTTCATGGTACCTACGATTCGATACGGTGCGATTCCTGAAGAACCTTACGAAGGTGCGACTGTACTTGAGGCACAAAAGGGTGCATATTATACACCAATCACAGCCCTAGATTTTGAAGCATTGTACCCTTCAATCATGATGGCCCATAATCTGTGTTATTCGAGCTATGTGATGGATGAAAGGCGATATGGGAATATACCAGGTGTTACCTATGAAACCTTCAATATTGGTGATCGAACGTATAAATTTGCTCAAGGTGTCCCTAGTCTTTTACCGGCGATTCTTCTTGAGCTCAAACAGTTTCGAAAGAAAGCAAAAAAGGATATGGCGGCTGCGACGGGTGGAATGAAGGAGGTTTACAATGGTAAGCAGTTGGCTTATAAAATCTCGATGAACTCTGTATACGGTTTTACAGGGGCTGGTAAAGGGATCTTACCCTGTGTTCCAATCGCATCGACGACGACATGTCGAGGTCGTGGTATGATCGAGGAGACGAAGACCTATGTCGAGAAGAACTTTCCGGGTGCGAAGGTAAGGTATGGTGACACCGATTCAGTGATGGTTGAGTTTGATGTAGGTGATCGAAAGGGTGAGGAAGCTGTACAGTATAGCTGGGAAGTAGGTGAGCGCGCAGCTGAAGAGTGTAGCGCCCTTTTCAAGAAACCAAACAACTTGGAACTCGAGAAGGTTTACTGGCCTTATTTTCTCTATTCAAAGAAGCGGTACGCCGCCAAGCTTTGGACAAAGGGGAAGGATGACCAGATGCATATGGATTACATCGACATCAAGGGACTTCAAGTTGTTCGTCGAGACAATACTCCACACGTGAGGGAAGTGTGTAAAGAACTCCTCGATGTAGTTCTTG